CAACCGGCTGATCGGCGCCTTTAATCGCCTGCCTGGTGCGGTGCAGATTCCTTACCTGCCAGCGTTCCAGGTGCCAGCCTTTGCAGAAGGTGGCGTCGTGACCAGCCCCACGCTGGCGCTTGTGGGCGAGGCCGGCCCGGAATACGTCATCCCTGCCAGCCGGATGGGTGCCGCTGCCAGCAACTACCTGGCCGGCGCCCGGGGCCCTGGCGTGCTCAGCGGTGGCGGGGCAGCGCCCCAGGTCAACATCACCACCGGTCCGGTCATGCAGTTCGATGGCACCCAGTACGTCACCCTGGACGACTTCCAGCGGGGCTTGCAGCAAACCGCCGAAGGAGTGATCGGCCGGCTGCGCACACCAGCCGCTCGCGTGGCCCTGGGGCTGAGGTGATCCAATGGCACGCGCTCAGGCCCAGTACCTGCGGTTCTATGACCAGACCGGCACCACCTTCCGCCGGTGGCAGAGCTACTACGGCGGCACCACCGTGACCTGGGCCGGCGCCAGCTGGAACTACATGCCGTTTGAAGCGGACGGCTTCAGCGCTGGTGTCAGTGGCGACGAGACCTCGATCACCCTGCGGGCGCCGGCAAACGCGGACGTGGTGGCGATGTTCACCGGCGCCATCAACTGGGGCAGTCTGGTGGACCTGACCGCCTATCAGTTCGATGCCACGGCGGGCAACGATGCGCCCCAGGCCGGCCAAGTGCTGGTGGCCAGCTTCACCGGCCAGGTGGTGGGTGGCACGGCGACGGCCACCACCATGAGCCTGCAGCTGGGCTCGGCGCTCTCGCCGGTGGGTGTTCAGATCCCGCCGCTGAAGCTCACCACCGAAGCCATGGGCCTGGGGTGCCGGCTATGAGTTGGATCAGTGCATCGGATCCCCTGGCGCTGCTGGCATTGTCCACAGGCCAGATCAGCACGCCCACCACCGGCGGCAAAGCCAAGGCCAGCGACCCGATGGATGGCGACCAGCAAGCCGCCGCCATTGGCGACGTGGTGCCGATCGTGTTCGGTGTGCGCACGAGCGACGGCACCGGCGGGGTGATGCTCAGCCCGTTGGCAACCGAATGTTGCTTTAAGAACGACTCCACCAATGCCGTAACGGCCTACTACCTGCTGGTGCTGGGCCAGGGCCAGATGGGCGGCATCCAGGTGCGCGATGTGTTCCAGTCCAACTGCCGCGTCGGCACTTTCACCCAAGCCTTCAACGCTCGCGCAGGCCTGTGGGACCCAGGCAACTACATCACCGACCAGAGCCTGCCCGTGCGGCGGTTCTTCAGCACGGACCACCCGACGCTGAACACGGCGGCGGACGTGGATCAGCAGCGGCTGATTGACAACGGCAAGCTGCAGAACCCCATCGGCAGCCAACTTACCAGCTACCCCTACAGCCTGTACAGCTGGCACGAAGCCACGCTGACCAATCCAGCCAAGCCGGACGACTACGCCAGCTGGGCCTACACCATCAATGGCACGCCGGCCAGCGTGGTGTCGATCGCCAAGACCGCCGAAGCCGTCGCCTACACCTTGCCCGTGGCGAGCACCGAGTGCGGCACGGTCGGCTTCTACCCCGGCATCACCACCCTTTCGTTCCAATACACCGTTCCCAACGGCCTGGACTTCTGGAAGAAGAAGGTGAACATCTTCATCCGTGGTGGGATGTGGGTTCAGCGGCTGAGCGATGGCGCCACCGGCCCATCTGACAGCTTCCCCGATCTGGTGCGGTGGCTCATGCAGCAGACCGCCCGGGTGCCCGATGCCTTGATCGACGCCACGGCCCTGGCGGCGGCCGACACGTTCACCCGTGCCAACGGCTTGACCTGCAACGGCGTGATCAGCGCCAGCAGCAACCTGAGCGACTTCATCACCCAGTGGGCCCGCTATTTCCTGCTCAGCGAGAGCAGCGCCAACGGCAAACGCGGCCTACGGCCCCTGCTGCCGGTCAACAGCAACGGCAGCATCAACACCAGCGCGGTGGCGCCGGTCTATTTCTTCGATGAAGCGCTGATCGTCCCCGACAGTTTGGAAATCAGCTATGTGCAGCTCGGAGACCGGCTGCCGTTCGTCTGCCAGGTGATCTGGCGGCAGCAGCAGGAAAACGACTTCGGCATTGTGCGCACGGTGGAAGTGGCCTACGACGGCACCACCAGCCCCAAGGAAACTCACGACCTGTCGCAGTTCTGCACGTCAGAGCTCCACGCCGTGCGGGTGGCGGCCTACATCCTGGCTCGCCGAACCTATGTGACCCATACGGCCAAGTGGACCGCGCAGCCGGATTCCCACAATGCTCTCCTGAAACCCGGGGACATCGTGCGGCTGAAGGTGACCCGCACCGCCACCCAGAGCACGCCGACGGTCCACGACTACTACTACCAGCTGGAACGGATCACCAAGAGCGCCCAGGGCAGCGTGGTCTACGAGGCAACCCATTTCCCCACCGACCCCAGCGGCCGCAGCCTGGTGGCCCTGGATGTGGCCAACGTGGCGCCCACCGGCATCACCCTGCCCAGCAATCAGAGCGGCGTGGCTTGCGACTTGAACTCCAGCAGCAATACCAGCGTCCCCACCAGCGTCAGCCGCCCGGGAAGCCCCACCATTGGCCGGGGAACGGTGACCCAGCCGCGGCCCACTTACACCGGCGGCTATAGCGGCGGCTACGGCAGTGGTGGCGGCAATGCCAGCGACGGGCTGGGTGATCCCGCCGGCGCCCCGGTCACGGTGGTCAACGTCAACAACCAGCCCACCACGTCAACATCGGAAGCGGCCCTTGTGGCAGGGTCCAACCCCTGCGGCGATGGCAGCGAACCGCGCATCGTCTGGTATGTGGACGGCCAGGCGGTGCCGCAGATGAAGGGCCGGGTCGTGATCGGCTATGGCTTCATCCAGGTGGGCAGCGGCAAAAAGATGTACTTCAAGCAGTACTGCGGCAATGCCGTTACCGCTCAATCTTCAGAGATCACCATTCAGCCCAAGCCATCTGCACGGCCTAATCCGCAAACTGTTTACATCAGGGTGTCGTTGCACAACAGCCTGACAGGCGGTGACACTGAAACGCCAAGCGATCTTGCCATGTCCTATCCCATCACCCAGGCAGATGTAGAGACCGCCGTCTTCCAGCATGGCGAAGGCAGTTACATATCTGTGACCGGCTGGCGCGTCACAGCCATCACCTATACCGACGGCACCACCTACGACTATTCCGTCATCAACAGTGGGGGCGGACCCTGATGGCACTGTTTCCCGCGCTCTCCCCCGCCACCCGCGCTTGGACCCCGGGCACCTATCCCATTGGGCAGTTTCGCGGCCTGAGCGCACGGCAGCGCACGGTCAGGCTCAGCAACGCCATGACCGGAAGCTCTTTGCGGCTGCAGTTCCAGTCGCTCGCCACGGCCCAGCTGCTGGCAATCGTCGCGCACTATGCCGGCCAACAGGGCGGCTACTTGTCGTTCGGCTTGCCGTCGGAAGTGTGGTCTGGAGTGGCGACGCCATCGGATTACAGCCTGTCGAACTACCTGTGGCGCTACGCCGAGCCGCCCCAGGTGGAAGACCTGCCCTATGCCGGCGGCATGGTCCACACCGTGGACATCAGGTTGGAGAGCGTGCCCAACGAAGGCGTGGTGGCCACCGGCGCGGGCTGGGCCATCGGCTGCATCTTGACGCCCGGCGTGGCCGGCGCAGCTAACGGCATTCAAGCCACAATGGCCGCCGCGTTGACTGTTGGCGGTTGGACTTTGACAATGCCTGGACTGACATCCACCATGGCAGTCGGTTTCAATCAAGGCGTTCCGCTGCTTGATGGCAAATTGCTAGGCGGAACATTTGCTGTCACTGCGACCCTGGGCGCTGGCACAGCAGATGATGGGGCTTACGCGCCACCGCCGGCCTTCTTTGATGGCTTGGCCGCTCAGGTGTTTGATTGGTCTGAAATGATTTCAATAGACTCTTGGGGAAGCTGACACCAGATGACGGCACCTAATCTCAAATCGCCCAGCATAATTACGGGCAAGGTGATGCCTTATCCGGTTACCACCAGCTTGGCCGTGGCAATTAGCAATGCCAACGGCTCTAATCAATGCCTGCGCATCAACACTGTTCGTCTGGCCAATACCGGCAGCAGCGCTGTTAGCGTCAGCGTGTCGCATTACAGAAGTTCAACGCATACATATATTGTTAAGACTGCAAACCTTGCCGCTTACACTTCTTTGGTGGTTAGTCAGCGTGATGAGTTTATTTATTTGGAAGAAGGTGACGCTATCTACGCGCAAGCATCTGCCGCCACAGTTGATATGTTGATTACTTACGACGCCTGGTCATGAGCGTTTATCCAGCATGGCGAAGGCCAGCGCGTACAATCACAAGCAACTTTGATCCTTACTTTTCAAGTGTTGTCCTTTTGCTGCACATGAATGGCAGCAACGGAAGCACGTCTTTTCCCGATAGCAGCAACAGCAACCTGTCGGTTACTGCTTATGGTGACGCAAAAATTAGCACGTCGCAATACAAATGGAACGGCAGTGCCGGAGCTTTTGATGGGACCGGTGATTACCTGGCTTTTGCGCCAGGAGCATTTGGAGCAAATAACTTTGCGATTGAAACGTGGCTATACGTTGATTCCTTTGTTAATTACCGAATGATTTACGACAGTCGCTCTGCCGATGGCGACACGTCAGGTTTTGCTTTTGGAATCAATGCAAGTGGGCAGCTATTTGTCTATTGTGGAGGCTTTGCAATTACAACCGGCGTATTAAGCATTAACACTTGGACCCATGTTGCTTTGACGCGAGAAAGCGGAGCTTGGCGGATCTTTGTTAATGGAACGCTGCAATTTGGATCTTACACAAACACTGGCAATCTGTCGCGCACAGCGATGCGCATTGGTATGGACTGGGCTACTTTGTATGGGTTTAGTGGTTATTTGAACGATTATCGAATTACAAACAACGCGGCTCGATACACGGCCAGTTTTTCGGCCCCGGTAGATGCGTTTCCCAACTACTAATCCTGATAATCCTTAGCCTGCCCCATGGCGTTGGGGCTCATGGCTTCTTTCATCTACAACAGCTTTTGGGACGACCTGGCCCGGGGAAACATTGACCTGGACGGCGACTCATTCAAGATGTTGCTTGTAACAAGCAGCTATGCTGCTGACAAAGACGCGCACCTAAAACGTTCCAGCGTCGCCAACGAAGTCAGTGGCACCGGCTACACCGCTGGTGGGGCAGCAGTTACAGTCACCGTTGCTAAAGACCTAGCCAACGATCGTTTGACTGCGACGTTTTCATCTCCCAGTTGGTCTAGCAGCAGCGTTACTGCGCGGGGCGCCGTGTGTTACAAGACAACGGGCACGGCAAGCGCCGACCCGCTTTGTTTTTATTTGGACTTTGGCGCAGATGTCACTAGTGGCGGTGGAACTTTCAGCATTAGCGCCAGCACCATCACGCTGCAGAATTGATGGCTGACTTCCCGGCCCTGGAGCCGATCGCCCGGCGCTACAGCTTGGGGGCTTTCCCGGTCACGTCCCAGGCCTATGGCGCCGGTTCGGTGCGGTTCCTGCATGGCAAAAGCCAAGCCGACTTCTCGCTGGAGTTGGCCTACACCGACCTGGTGGGCAGCGAAGCGCAGCTGATCCGCGATCACTACCG